AGCATCTAGCCCTTTGGGCATTTCTCTCAAGCTTCTCCATTCCCGCTCTTGCGTTGTCGCGTTTGTGTTCGACCTTCGCCATGTCCCCTTGACTGTCTTCATTATAGCATACTGTACCCAGTATGCAAGATGGAATATTGCACAAATGTACCCAGTATGTTATGGTTAATTTTCATACTGTACCCACCATGAAAATGGTGTATAATACACATGAGGTGATTATATGGGAAAGACATCAAGCGCTGTCAAGGACAGATACAATGCGAAAACATACGATGAAATCAAGGTTAGAGTTCCAAAGGGAGAAAAAGATCTGATTCAGGCACACGCCGAAGCGCACGGCGAAAGCACAAACGGCTTCATCAACCGTGCGATCTCCGAGACGATGGAGCGGGACAAGGCAGACGGGGAATAGTCGTTCAGCGCACAAAATTGCGCGGTCAGAATTTCGCTGCTGACGTGTAGATTCTGAAAAATACATGATTTGACATTTGAAAAATTAGCAAAAATACACAATGAGAATTTCACGAATTTCGTTGACAAAAACACGCCGAACGCATATACTAAACATAGCTAAAGGGTATCCTTTAGGAGAGCTTGGCAGCCGCTCTTCCCCTAATGCGTCCGGGGCAATAATAGGATTGCAACATGGGGATTTCATCCCCCGCTGCCCACGACTTTTAAGCGGTGCCTTCCAACAAAGGCATCGCTTTTTTACACAAAGGCGGTCGAAATATGTCAGTTGACGGTGGAACAGTCAAACAGTTGATCGAAGATTACGAACGGGATTTATACGGAAATCTGTACATATTTACGCTTTCTGACGGCGTTACGCTCTCATTTTCCATTGATAAGAAAGACGTACCGCACCTGATGGGGATTCGAAAACTTCCATTACGTCAGGTTCAAAATAAAAGTGCATTGGCTGTATATGAGATGCTGAGAGATGGGCGAATCAATATCTTCCATATTAGCCCGCACAAGGAAGAATACAAAAAGGTGATGAATTTTCATCATCTCGTCGAGATCTTACATTGCGGCGATGCAGTCAAAATTGTAAAGCGTATAGGTCGGCTGCATTCCAGCTATTTTCTATATCTGGATCATAGGCCGGAAGAGGTTATTCATCTGGGCATTGTACAGGACGAGAAAGGAAACTGGCACCCGGAGTCTTTACTGGTTAACCATGACCGAAACGCAGACGTATATATCGATGGGCAACTACCTGTAGAGATTCTACAAATGACGGTAATGACTCCACAATAATTAGCCTGACCGGATTTTAGGATATTTCAAAACAGAACGTGGAGGATGCTTTTCAGCCCGCTCTGTTTTTCCACTTTGAGTTCAACAAAAATTCAACTCCATTATGAAAAGTTCAACAAAGTTACAAAACGTTACAAGACGCAAAATTGAAAAAGCCTAGTGTTTTCAATGCTTTTTTGCACATTACAAAACGATAGAACACGGCGCTAACAGAACTCATAACCCGGAGGTCGGGGGTTCAAATCCCTCTCCCGCAACCATAAAAACAGCTGGTTTCACTACGAAACCGGCTGTTTTTCTTATTTTCTGCGCAAAAATGAAACCGCGATCAAGCAGAAAATTCAACTTTAATTCAACTCACCGAAAAAATCACGCCTTTTTGAGAAACACGCTTGCCAGAATATCGGCGTTTCGTTTGTCGGCTTCTTCGACGATGTGCGCGTAAATATTCGCCGTTGTGCTGACCTGCGCGTGACCGAGCCGCTTTGAGATCGAAACGGAATCCACGCCGTTAAAATACAGCATACTTGCCATCGTGTGCCGGAAGGCGTGGGGGTTGATATGCGGCAGACCGTGGCGCTTGCTGAATTTCTTCATCCAGTCCGTCACGCTGTCCGGGTGGAGGGGCTGACCGTTGTCCTGCGCAAAGACGAAATCCCGGTTTTCGTAATACTCGCCCAGACGCAGCCGCTCGGCACTCTGCCATGCGCGATACCTGCGCAGCAGCTGCATCGTCTCAGCTGGGAGCGAAATAAAACGGTTGGACGCGGCGGTTTTGGGCGTGTCCTCGTAAATGCCGCGATCTGGCGTGTACTGGACGTTGTTGCAGATGTGGATTCGGTTCGCGTCAAAGTCGACCGCGCGCCACTTGAGCCCCAGAATCTCCCCGCGCCTTGCGCCGGTCAGCAAAAACAGGTGCGTCAGCGTCTCCCACTTCAAAGGCTCCTGCTTGAGTGCGTCGCGAATGGCGGCGATCTGATCGGGCTGGAAGTAGTTGACCTCTTTCTTCGTGATCTTCGGAAGCGTCGCTTTCGCAGCGACGTTGAACGGCACTTGTCCTTCCTTCTCTGCCTGATCGAGAACGGTAGAAATCAGCCGGTGATGCTCTAAAATCGTCTTCGGAGAGAGCGAGCGGGCTTCGTCTTTTCCAGCAAACGCCTTTGCGAAGTCGATGCCCAGCGCTTCGGCAACTGCCCTTGCGGCGTCCGGGCTGACGTCCTGCCCCTTGACGGCGGCGGATACCGTGTTGACCGGAACGCCCGCCTGCTTTGCGATTCCGGCGCGGGTCATGTGCTGCGCTTTGAGAAGCGAGGCAAGGTCTATCTTTGCACTGGCGCGCGGCGTACCCTTGCAGATGCCGGGCTTTGCAAGCGCTGTGTACAGGCTGTTCAGGTGGTCTGCGCGCAGGTCTTTGAGCTTGATATGTCCGATTGCCGGGTAAATCCTCTGCGCCAGTTCCCTGTATCGGACGATGGTCGTATGCTTCGCCCCGCGCTGCTCCTTCATGGAAAGCACATACTCGCAGTACTCTTCAAATTTTAACCGGCTGTCGGTGGTCACACCTTCCCGGCACTCTTTTTCAAAGGTCGCGGCGAACGCCTCGGCTTTTTTTCTTGCGCTTTTTTCCGTCCACGTGGGCGAAACGTCAAATGTCGCCGTCCACGGCTTGAGCTGCTTTCCGTCTGCCCCTCGCCCGCGATGGACACGAATGGAGTAGGAAATCAGTTTGCCCGCCTTGTCCCGGCGTTCCTGAAGGTTAGCCATTGTACGTATTCTCCTTTATTGCCAAGTATTCATTCGCCAAATTCTGCATGCTGTCTGTGAGAGCCGAACTTATCAGTGTATCAATTAAATTCTTTTTTTTGGCAATTATTTGCGAACCATCCAATGAAATGCGAACCTCTCTTTCGCGCAAGGAATCATGGTACTCTTTCGCGTTTGCGCAACGCACTTCTCCGTCGATATTTTTAATAACAGGCTGCACATTCATTTCCGGTGTTGAATATGCAAATCGCTTGTCTAACAGATATAAAAAGTACTCAAAATTCCCATCCATAATAAGCGCTGAGAGTATATCAGAGTATTCTCTATTTTCCATCCGTATTTTTTGTAATTTTACAATGCCTTCCAGAGTCAAACCTATCTCATCGTGTATGAATTGCAGATCATGTGACGGGAGATCATTCTCGGCGACCAAATAGTCCATGCTACATTGAAAAATATCACAAAGTGTACAGAGCGTCCCAAAATCCGGAACAGCCTTCCCTTGCTCCCACTTTTTTACCGTTGGAAGCGAAAAATGATATTTGCAGGCAAAGCCCTCTTGCGATAGTCCTGTTTTTTTTCGTGCCCTTTTGAAACCTTGCTTAAAAGAAAACATATTACCCTCCGAGTGGGATAATTTAATGGTCATAAATCGAGCAGATTTGCACAAAAATGATAACATATAGGATATTTTAATTATCCCAAACTCATGATACCATGAACACACCGAGAAGTCAACGACTTTCGTTGAAAATCAACGTTGAAGGGAGGAACCAATTTATGCCAGAATTCAAAACCATTCGCCAGACGGCCGCAACAGGTATCCTGTCAGAGCACAGGCTACGCCTCATGGTCGCAGCGGGCATCTGCCCGGGGATTCAAACAGGGAATCGATTCTTAATTAACGTTACGGCTCTTTCAGAGATGCTCGACACAGAGAGTCGCAAGCCCAGAGAGGAGCAAAGCTAATGCCCAAAAACAGAAGCACCCCTGCCAATGTTGCAGCATCGGCAGAGGCACGGAACGAAGATTTTGCAGTCAACCATTCCGCTTGTGATTTTACCACAAGCGGAGGAAAAGTGCTAAAGATTTTTGGCTTGCTTCATCCCGGCGCAGAGAACGGGATCAAACTGCCAGAGCTTGCCACCCTCACCAATCTAGACGAGCGGGAAGTTAGACGGCGGATTCAGGCGGAACGTAAGGCGGGCAAGCTGATTCTGTCGGACTGCTTACATGGTTATTTCATTCCAGAAAATTCCTCTGATGTTCAACGCTTTGCACGTAGCATGTCGCGCCGGGCGGCTGAGATTGCCAGCATTGCCCGGGCAGCAGAAGCGGCGCTTGCGGATATGGCTGGTCAGCAGCACATGGAAGGATGGTGAGCACGTGGCACAAAAGCGAATGTTTTCATTATCTGTCACTGACACAGACAAATTTCTTGATATGTCTGCAAGCGCACAGGCACTGTATTTTCACTTGGGGATGCACGGCGACGATGACGGGTTTGTCGCATCACCGAAGAAGATCGCACGCGGTGTCGGCTGCAATGACGATGATCTTCGGCTGCTGGCTTCGAAGGGCTACATCATTCCTTTCGAGAGCGGCGTAATCGTCATTGTGGATTGGAACATCAACAACACTCTCAAGAATGACCGATACCACAAGACAATTTTTGCGGCAGAACGTGCTTTGGTATCCGAAGATAGCGCTGGGCGTTGGGTGCTTGGTTCCAGTATGGTTCCAGACCGGAAACAGCTTGCTTCCAGCTTGGAACCCGAACATAACATAACGAAACATAACGGAGCAAAACAAAACGGAGAGAAGGCGACGGACAAGCCGCCGCGTGCTACGCGCTTCACACCTCCTGGGGTTGAAGAAGTCAAGTCCTATTGTGCGGAACGAAAGAACAACGTCGACCCGGAACGCTTCGTTGACTTCTACGCTTCAAAAGGGTGGCTTGTCGGAAAGTCGAAAATGAAGGATTGGCGGGCAGCTGTGCGGTCGTGGGAGCGCTCTGACGCGCAGCAGAAGGCGCAGGACAAGAATCGTGTCCGCACGACGGACGAATACCGGAGGGAGGCGGATTTCTTTGGATAGGACAGATTTCCCTATCATATCGCCGGACAGGAAAGTGCTCGAGCTCTGTCCTGTTTGCGGCAAGGCGACACGGATTGAGATTGCTGTTGCTTGCGGCAAAGAGCGGGTTTTGAAAAAAATTCTGACTTCTTGTGACTGCGAGACTGACCGTGGCGAAGCGGAGCGGGCAAAAACTCGACAGCGGGAATTCGAGGCGCAACTTATCCAAGCGTGGGCTGGTACCGGGCTTGCGATTACAACGTTTCGGCACGATACGTTCAACGCTGACGATGGGGCAAATGAAAAGATCTCCCGCACCTGCCGCCGTTACGTGGAGAAGTGGGCAGAGGTTCGAGCGAAGAATTACGGGCTGCTATTTTACGGCAGTGTCGGAACGGGCAAGACCTTCTTGTCTCATGCAATCGCAAATGCGCTAATCGCGCAAGGGGTCAGCGTCCTTGTGACCAATTTTTCAAAGATTTTGAATGCGATTATGGCCAGCCGGGATAGACAGCAGATTCTGGACAGCATGAACGCCTACCAGATGCTTGTCATCGATGATCTTGGCGCGGAACGTGGCACGGAGTTTGCGCGGGAGGTTACATATGCCGTGATCGACCAACGCGGACAAGCGGGTTTGCCGCTGATTATCACGACGAACCTGTCTTTGGCGGAAATCAAGGACACGTCTGATATGCAACTGCGGCGTATCTACGACCGGCTGGAAACGCTTTGCCCAATCACGCTGCGCATGGACGGTGCAAGCAGAAGAACCGCCGACGCTGAACGTCGGAAGCAGGCTGCGCGGGAGCTGCTGCTGTGAAAAAAACCGCCCAGGTGGGCGGCTCCCGTGGCGGCGATTGCTTAACAAATCCATGATACCACGGGAGGGCAAAAATTGCAAGCACACAGTGCAGAACAGACCAACGCCATAGCGGCGGCTGTGCAGAACGGGGAACTGGATGTTCTGACGCTCTGGGCGGCTGTTCGCGGGTATGCGTACCGGAAGGCGCGGCGCTGGGCTGCGGCTTTGGAGCACAGGAGCGGGCAGGACATCGAAGACCTGATGCAGGAAGCCTTTCTTGCCATGCTGAGGGCGGTCGGGCTGTGGGAGCAGTATAAGGGCATGGGCTTTATCGGTGTTTATGAACTGACCTTGCGAGATGGCTTTTCAAGGGCGTGCGGTTGCCGGACGAAGCGAGAAGCCGAAGACCCGCTGCGTGCCGCCCTGTCTCTCGATATGCCGGTTGGCGAAGACGGCGAGGAAGCCGGGACGCTGGGGGCACTGGTGCCGGACGAAAGCGCCGAACGCCCGTTCTTGGGTATCGAGCAGCAGGAGCTTGCAGACGCTGTACAGGAATCCCTGCAAAGCCTGCCGGAGGACCTGAGAGAAGCGTTGATCGAAGCTTTCTGGTACGACAAGCCGGTCGACGCAAAGCTTCGCACAGCCGCCCTGAAAGCGCTCAGACATCCAACGATCAGCCGGACATTGAGAACGTATATTTAGCGCTTTTTACCGCTTTTCGGCGGCTGGAAGCGCGGAAGGAAGTGAGAAATTGACACCACGAAAGGAAAAGGCGCTGCAAGCGCTTCTGGTGAGCCGCACACGGGCAGAGGCGGCAAAGGTGGCCGGAATTGCAGAAAGCACCTTGCGCAGCTACATGCAGGACAGTGAGTTCGTAGACCGTTATAAGCAGGCGTTTGGGGACATGGTGCGCGACGCGACCCGGCAGGCACAGCAGACATTGAGCCCTGCGCTGTCCACCTTACAGGAGATCATGGAGGACAAAGGCGAACAGGCGCAGGCACGTATTACCGCCGCTCGCTCGGTGCTGGAATATAGCTTGAAGCTCTGCGAACAGACTGATATTCTGGAACAGCTGCGCGAACTTGAGAAATGGAGGGCGGAAACCGATGGCAACTATTGAGCAGCGGCTTGCGGCTTTGCGGGAATATCTTAAGAACCGCTCGGCAGATGAGACAGTCTTCATCGTCGAGGGCGGAAAAGAGTTCCGAACGAAGCAGGACGCCTTTACCTACCTGCGGGAACATGGCGCTTACACGCCAGACGGGAGGCGCATTGCCTTATATCCGCACCCAATCGAGGGTATAGACCCGTTGAGCCTGTCATTTTATCAGATGCTCGACGAAGCTATTGAAACAGGACGGCTGGATTTGCCGGAAGAATTGGAGAGTGACCCACTATGAGCAGTTTGAAAACCCGCATTGAGCACATCCGCACATTCATGGAAGACTGCCGCGGAAAGCAGCTGATTTTCCTATATCAGACGCCAGACGGCAAAGAAAAGCGCGGCAATATTGACGATCTGATTTCGGATAACGGCACGTTTTTACGCGTCCTGTCTGGGAACCGGTTGGAAGACCTCGACAGGATGCTTGCATACGAAATGGGGACGATCTTATGAACGACATCAAAGCACGCATTGACCGGCTGAACAGCTTCCGACTTGCGCAGAAGGGCGATATTCCGCCCGTTGATTCTGTCGCATTTCAGATGCGGTTTCTGATGTTTCCTATATTTTTGGGAGAAGCAAGCTTTATGAGTTCGGAAGAAAAAGCGGCGGTGCTCGCGCTGAACCCACTCGATTATGAAGATGGCTACAGCCGCGACACAGTATTAGAGGCACAGGAAATTATCAGGCGTGAGGACACGCAGAAAGGAAAATTATGAGCAGATACAACACATACGCACGGCAGCTTGACGCTGCTTTCAAGACAGCCCGAGACGAATACGCTGAGGCTTATAGCAGCCTTGAACAGGCACGGCAGGCAGACACCGACGCGAAGGCGTGGAAGCCTAACGACAACGAGGAAGACAAGCGGCTTCGCATTGCGACGGCAGAACTTGAACTGAACAAGGCTGACGCGGCTTTCAAGATTGCCGAGGCCAGAATCTGGCCGGAGTTTGACGCGAAGTGCAAGGAACTGCGCAAGGAGCTTGAAAAGGACGTTCAGAAAAACAGCCTCGCGAACCCGGACGCGATCGACGCGAACGCATTGGAGCTTCTGAAATCGGGAGCGCTGACCGTGGAAGATTACTATTCGTTTGCGGAGCGGTACGAGAGCAACGCGACCATGCTGCGCGTGATTTCAAAATACGCGCTGGACGCTTCTGAAAATGCGGATGATACCAAAGACGCGGCTGCGCTGCGTATTCTTTCCGACAACTGCAAAACGGGTATGGGGACAGTTTTGCGGGCTTGGAATGAGCTGGAAGGCGTGGCGTCCTATTGTTCCGGACGCGGCGGAAGCAGCCGTTCCGTGACAACTCCCGAGCATATTATCAGCATGGGACAATGGTGGGAAGAGCTGACCGGACAGGCTATCGAGAACTTTTAAGGGGGCAGACGTGGGAAATATGATCATCGGAGCGGGGCTGTTCCTCGCTGGTGCATTCTTCGGTATCGTCTTTATGAGCTACGGGGAAATCTGGCAGGAACGGAGAGACAGGCGCAATGACAACCATTGAGTTCAAAGACTATAGTGCAGAATGCAAAGAGGAAATCGAGTCGCGGGTATTGAAAGCACTTACGATGTGCGGCATGGTCATTGAGAGAGCAGCAAAGGGGCTTGCGGCGGTAGACACTGGCCTTTTGCGAAACAGCATCACATGGGCACTCGCTGGGAAGAAGCCAACAGCCGAAACCTATAGAGCGGATAAACAGAAAAACGGTGTTATCCAGACAGGCAAATACAGCGGCGCAGCGCCGAACGACGATGAATTATCCGTTTTTGTCGGTACAAACGTCGAGTATGCACCATATGTGGAGCTCGGAACTGCAAAGCAGAAAGCAAAGCCATTTCTAAAACCGGCGGCAATGAACAGCAAAAGTGCGTTGTCCCAGTGCTTCCAAGAACAAGGCTTCCAAAGATGAGTTTGTAGACTAAGAAAAAAGGAAGGAACCAACAGGCCACCAGCCGGGAGAAAGTCCCGACGTCCGTTGGCAAAGCGTGCGGGGCTGCCCACCCTTTGCAGCTTTGCAAAATCCTGCGCGAGGTACTGCGCAGGTACGCCGCTAAAGTATCTGCGGCGTGCTGACCATCTGTTCTTAGCCCTAAATATAGACGAAAGGAGCGGGAAAGGCCTCCCGTTCCTTTTGCTGTTCATCAGCGAAAGAACGCTGACGAACCCTTTGAGAAATACGAACGTTTGCTTGCTGCCAGAGGCACACAGGGGGGTACCAACGACCGTGAACGCTTTGGGCGGCTGGGGGGGTATACAGAAAATGAAAAACACTGTCACGCGGCGCTGAACGTCTCAGCGAGACACAGTAAAACAGACCGTGGGGAAGCATCCTCACGGTCTGGCTATTGTCTTGGCGCATATCAGCGGCGCTTTCGGACGGAATCTGCCCGCGAGGAAGCGAAGATTCGCAAAAGGCTGAGATCTTCTTCCGAGCCCTTCTCGCAGATCGTTGCCAAATTGCCCATCAAAGCGCCGTATTCGACAAGCAGACTGCGGTTTTGGCTGACGGCATTCACCATCCGAAACAGGGCGGCGGCAATGGCCGGGAAATAGCCGTCGGTTTCGGTTTCGTCGAGGGCACGCAGATTCTTTTCAAGCTGTGTGAACAGTGCGTCCGCGGTCTTCGGCAGGCGCTTGCAGTTGGTTTCACTCAGGAAGCGCGCATAAGCGGCTTCGGTTTCCTTCATAGTAAGCATATTGAGTCTCCTTTCAATCATCAAATCTGTACACAAAGCCTTCCGGCAGCGGGTTTACTGTGATACCACCCATGCGGCAATCCGGGAGCGGACAGGTGAAGCAGCTGGCGCTGTAAGGGCAGACTGTGCAGGGCTCCCGGTACCGGTATGTCGACTTGGGCTTCTTGCCGTTGGCTGCGGCGCGTAAGTAGCGGACGTTTTTCTTGGTCACGCCGAGCCGCCGGGCAATCTCGCAGGTGCTGAGCCCCTGCCGGTACAGCCGCATGACTTCAGCTTGCTTGCTGGTCATGGTGCTGTGCCTTCAATTCACGATTATGCGCTTCTTCGTCTTCCACGTTAGCCTTTGCCCGTGCTGCGCTTTCGAGGTACTGCTGTACGTAAGGATCGTCACCGTGTCCGGCGTGCAGGTGATATTCCAGCTGCGCGTCTGCGAGTAGGTCATCGGCGATCCACAGGTTATTCCGTATTGTTTGCGCGGCGTGTCTGTCAAGCGTTTTTTGCTCTCGGTCACTTAAAAACGCATCGATAAGGTCATAAATCAGCTGCTCGGCCTGATCGATTTTCTGAAATGCGCCGTCAAGCACTGTTTCAATCGTCACACGTTCTTCTCTTGTCGTTCTGGAAATGAACATATCAATTTTCCTCCTTCGTCTGCACAACAGGGAGCATTTGCAGCGTGTCTGCGGTAAGAGAAACCAACTGCTCAACTGCAAACAGCGCTGCGCCCAGCGCGTCAAAGTTCTCTTCCATCCATTCCCGGGCGGCCTTGTCCAGATCACCGCCGGTCTCCTCTGCGTACTCTTCCAGAATCCCCTTGCAGGTTCGACAGTGAATCATCGGTTCAAGCACGTGTTCAAGAAGCCCATGCGCAGATACGGCGTTCAGTTCAGCGCCGAACAGTTCCGCCTTGAGCGCGGCGGGGGCAATGATATATCTTTCGTCCATAATTGCCCTCCCGTTACGCTACAACAAATCTGCGCGAAGTGGTCGAGCGGGTGAAGCGCTCGGCAATCTCGGGCATTGCCTTTTTGAACGCCGTGCTGTCAAAGCGGCTGCTCGTCACGCTCTTCCACGTGATCTTGTAGTCAACGCCCGTCAGCGTGTCTGCGTCAATCGCCGTCATGTGCGCCTTAATGGCATCCTGCGCGGCTTCGATCTCGGCGGCAAGCTCGTCTGCCATGCGGCGCAGCTCGCGAAGCTCATTGACCTTGCTCTGAATTTCTGTGTTGCTCATGGAAATACCCCTTTCAATTTTCGGCGGGGCGTGGTATACTGACCGTGACCCCTTTTGTGGTTGCGTCCTGCGTGTGCTTCCTACGGCTTGCAGGGCGCTTTTCTTTTGCTTTGGAACCTCGGCGGCGGGCGGCTCTGAGCATCTAGCCCTTTGGGCATTTCTCTCAAGCTTCTCCATTCCCGCTCTTGCGTTGTCGCGTTTGTGTTCGACCTTCGCCATGTCCCCTTGACTGTCTT